AATGGCATTGAACATATGGACTGAGCAATCTGGATACAGGTTTGATACAGTACAAGAACGTAGTGTAGTTAATATATTGCTGCCTGCTAATAACAGCGTGGGAATTACATATTCAGTTATCTCTGGTAAGTTGCCTCCCGGTCTAAGAATAGTAAACAATACTATTCAAGGATCACCGTTTGAGGTTCCTCGTACAACTGATTTTAAATTTGTTGTTAGAGCTAGTAACGGAACAGACCTTGCCGACAGAACATTCTTTTGGACTATTGAAGGTGCAGATCAGCCAGTATGGCAAACCGCCGCCGGATCTCTACCAATTGGCCCTAATAATGTTTACTACATTCTCGATAGTTCATATATTGATTTTCAACTACTTGCTACCGATACCGATACTGCTGCCGGGCAATCATTAAAGTATTTTATTGCCAGTAACGAAGGAACCCTTCCCCCGGGATTAGTATTGACAGACTCCGGAAGGATTGCTGGCTGGGTACAGCCTGCGTTAGTCATTCCAACAGCGGCAGGTAACGGATACTTTGACACTGCTGTTTATGATGCAGTTGCATTTGATTTTGGTTATAGATCATCCAACGGGTATGACAGCTATATTTACGATACTGCAATTTTTGACTTTAGTACTGCCAGTCTTAGTCCTAAAAAATTAAATCGTAATTATGAATTTATTGTAACAATCACAGACGGTGATACTGAAGTAAAACGAAAATTTAAAATATATGTAGTTGGCGACGATTACTTTAGGGCAGACAATACTATTACTACTGCTGGTTCCGGATCATTTATGGTCGATGCAACTTATGTACGTGCGCCAATCTGGGTTACTCCTGCTAACCTTGGGGTGCGTAGAGCAAACAATTATCAAACTATAAGATTAGACACATATGAAGACTTAGATCTTGGTCCTATTGTCTATTCATTGGATTCAACCAATCCGGACTTGAGTGCAAGTGTATTGCCTCCAGGTATGCAATTTGATCAAGGCACTGCTGAAGTGTTTGGAGTAGTTCCTTACCAGCCGGCAATTACTAAAACTTACCGATTTACCGTTAGTGCAACAAGACTAAGCGATCGTTCAGAAACTGCTACAAGCAAGCGCACATTTACTGTGCAAGTATTAGGTGAAGTTGAAAGTGTAATGGGATGGATAACTGGATCAAACTTAGGTAATATTGAAGCTAATTTGATCAGCAACTTGTCTGTTGTTGCATCTACTACAATTACTGATTCTGTTATACTGTACGTAAAAACTGGTGGTGCGCTACCTCCCGGTTTAACACTGGCATTAGATGGTGAGATTGTGGGCAAAGTAACACAGTTTGGTGACAGTGTACAATATCAAGGCCTGTGGACGGCCATGCGAAATTACAATATAAACAATGTAGTTCTACGCAGTGGAATATATTACAAGGCTATTATGAGCAGTGTAAGTGCTACATTTAATATAAGTCACTGGGTTGTACATACGTTTACAAATCAAGGCATTGTTACATTTGACGGCAGCAGTTTGAGTTTAGATGCAGGTACTACTACCCTTGATCGTGAATATTCGTTTACAATAAATGCTCGAGACATTTTAGGCTACAGTGCGATATCAAGAACATTTAACCTAACTGTTATTACTCCAAATAATAGATTATACAGTAATATAACTGCTAAACCGTATCTTAAATTAGATCAACGAGAAATGTTTAAAACATTTATTAGAAATACCAGTGTATTCGACGCCACTGCTATTTACAGACCGGGAGATGCTAATTTTGGCATACAAAATGATTTAAAAATGTCCGTGTATGCTGGTATTGAAACTAAAACTGCGGCACAGGTAGTTTCAGTAGTTGGACAAAATCATCGTAAGAAGCGTTTTAAACTAGGTGATATTAAACTAGCACGGGCAAAAGTACCAGCTACTAATACTGTAGTGTACGAAGTAATTTATATCGATGTTATTGATCCTCTTGAAATTGGTGATAAAACGTTAGACTTAGCTGTTGTTGGATCTATCGACCCTATGATGGCTACAGTTGACCAAACAAATATTTACTTTAATGGTCCGTTTGATACTTCAGAAAGATTCTGGGGCAGGCCTCAACCGTATTCAGTAACCGCAGATCGTAGCGATGTATACCCAGATGGTGAATTTAGAGGACCGGGAAGTATTTCTTTATGGCGCAAGCGTATTGAGCAGCTGGGACTACATGATCGAAATTACATGCCTTTATGGATGAGAACTGTACAGGACGGTAGCGTTCAAGAATTAGGATTTGTTAACGCTATTCCCCTATGCTTTTGTAAGGTTGGCCGAGGTGCTGACATATTACTAAACATTAAAAATTATCTAAAAAATAATACGGATTTTAGCTTTAATAAAATCGACTACACCATTGATAGGTATACAATAGATTCTGTCACCGGCGATACCACTGATAAATATATCGTATTTAGAAATGACAGGACCATAATAACATGACCAGTGCGATAGTATCATCAACCATAGACTCTGCTTTTCCAGTAGCAGGGCAAGATAATAACAGTCAAGGATTTAGGGACAACTTCCTAATTACTAAAACTGGGCTGTCTCAAGCAGCAACTGAAATTTCAGAGTTACAACTGAACACAGCTAAACTAAATGCTGCTAATGATTTTGCTGGCAATATTATACAAAACGCAGTGACTAAAAAATTGTATGGGTCTGTTGCTACTATTCTTGAAGCGGCCACAGCTAACTTAGATGTTTCTACTGGGGATTATCATAGAATTACGCTTAGTGATGCTAACATTACTTTAACTTTAACTAATTGGCCAACATTAGACAGCCGGTTTGCTAAAGTACGTATCCATTTAGAAAATTTAAAAGCAACATCGCACACTGTTACCTTTGCAACTAATGCATTAGCTACGGTATCAGATGATGATAGCGGAAAATTTACAAGCCATGCAATCACAGTACCTGCCGGATCCACTGTAGTTGTTGACGCATGGAAGTACGATTTTGGTACTGGCAGCAAAATGTATCTTGGCTATATTGGAGAATTCGTATAATGCATCCTTTAGCTGAAGACTTTTCACAATTAAAAGATACTGAAATTGAAACTCGAGTTTCCGAACTTAGTAAGAAGTACTGGCAGAGTAGTAACCCGTCCATTCAAAGTCAAATATCGTTATTTTTAGATCTATATAATGAAGAACTAAGAAGCAGACGAGCTAAAATGTGGCAGCAACAATACCAAAATAGAGACAAAGGCCTTGACAAATTGATCAATGTCAAGTAAAATAGCTAGATGCTATTAGACTCTTACGGTAATCCGATCTTTCAAGAACACGATATTTTTAACATGCTCTACAACGGGCAGATAGAACATATTGATCAAATTTTTGCAGAGCCCACTGTTGAAGTACAAAACTTGTTTAAGAATTTAGGAATGAGTCCTAAACATATTGATCCATCTACAGATCAACAGTTGTTTGATAAGACTAATCAATTAGATTGGTTTATACCCAAAGACTATTACCCAAACTTAGTAGAAATGCTTTACGGAATGTGCTCTACTAAAGAGCAAACAGATCGTGTAAGCGAAGAGCTTGAAGCATTTATTCAGCACAATATGCTGGATCTGTTATATGTATTAAAGTATATTGTAGATACACTTAGGTCTAATAATGTAGTTTGGGGTGTAGGAAGAGGCAGCAGTGTAGCAAGTTATGTGCTATACTTGATAGGCGTACATAGAATAGACAGTTTAAAATATAATTTAGACTGGCATGAATTTTTGAGATAAGTAATTATATAATGTTAGGAGATAACAATGGCAAATAGTGTTTATAGAACCATGCAAGGCAAAGAAATTGACCTTGATAAATTACGTATTAAAAACGAAATGACTTTGGCGGTGGGCAATGTTAAAGTCAATGCTCGCGGTGATGAATTAGGACCTGGGGGCAAAATCATTAAAAAGCGTGAAGATGTGATGACTGAGTATCATACTCATGCAGATGCAATCCCAACTAAGGCTGCTAAACCTGTTAAAGCAGCGGCAGCACCTGTTGTCAACACCCCCGAATCAAATTTTGAAGACTTTGACTCGGAGGAAAAATGAGTCTAAATGTAACACGCGGCAAGATTAGACCTATCCGAGATCATGTACTGATTAGAGATATGGAATTCGGCGACGAGACCACACAATCTGGTATTGTAGTATTATCAGGTAACGGAAAATCATCTGGCATTAAACCAAGGTGGGGTCGAGTATACGCTGTGGGTCCGGAACAATTAGATGTTAAAGTAGGCGAGTGGGTCTACATTGATCACGGTCGATGGACTCGAGGCGTTACTATAGAAGACGAAAGTGGTGACGAAATTATCATTCGTCGAGTTGATAATAAAGATATTCTGTTATCATCGGACGAGCCGCCTAAAGACGTACTGTTTAATAGTTTATAATATGACCAATCCTTTTAGAGATCAAGAAAAG